GCGCCATGAGGTACGAAATCACGGCGCCTGACGGTCGGCGGTTCGAGATCGAGGCGCCGGAAGGCATGTCGCCGGATGTCCTCTCCCGCGAGGTGGAGACGGCGTTCGGCGGGGCGCCGGCCGCGCCACAGCCCATCGGCGTTGGCGAGCGGATGGCCTACGGCGCAGGCGACGTCGCTCGCGGCATTGAACAGCTCGCGGCCGAGCGTATGCGCCCGCCGGAGCAGACGGCCATTGGCCGGGCGCTGATGCGCAACCCCAACCTGCGCGCGGTCATGGAGGCCGGCACTGCTGCCGTCCCTCTGCCGACCGCAGAGGGCGCGCGTACGGCCGTTCGTGAGCGCGAGGAGGCGTACCAAGCGCGTCGTACGGCCGGCGGCGACACCGGCTTCGACTGGGCCCGCATGGCGGGCGGCGTGGTCCCTGCCGCTCTTGCTACGGCTGCACTGCGCGCGCCGGTGACGCTTCCTGGCGCGGTAGCGCAGGGCGGCATTCTTGGGGCTGCGCAGGGCGCGGCGATGCCGGCGTTGGGAGAGCCCGATACGCCGGAGCGCGCCCGCGCTGCCCTTTCGGGTCTGTTCTTCGGCATGCTGGGTGGTGCTGGAGGCTACGGTCTTGGCCGCGCAATCGCGCCGCGCGTAGACCCGAACGTACAGGCGCTGCGGGCGGCGGGCGTTGAACTGACGCCCGGCCAAGTTCTGGGCGGCACTGCGCGTGCGACGGAAGAGCGGCTGTCGGGCACCCCCATCGTAGGCGGCGCGATCCAGGCTGCGCAGGAGCGCGGCGTCGAGTCCCTTAACACCGCCGTCGCCAACCGTGTGCTGGCGCCGCTCAACGCGCAGGTGCCAGGCGACATTAAGGTTGGCCGCGACCTTGTGTCCCATGTGGCCGAGACGGTAGGCGACACCTACAAGAGCATTGGGCGAGGCATCACGCCGTTCGGTCTGGATCGTCAGTTTGCGGACGATGTGACCAACATCTCGCAGAACTTTTTGGCGCCCGATATGGCGCAGCGCTTGGCTCGCTCGCTTGAGCGAGACGTGGTTCGCCGCATCCAGAGCAACAACGGCCGCGTCGACGGCGACACCTACCTCACCATCGTAGAGACGCTTGGCAAGAACGCCCGAGAGTACCTTAGCTCTGCCACGCCGGCAGAACGTGAGCTGGGGCGCGCTTTCGCGGCGATGCGCGACTCGTTCGACAGCCTGCTGGCCCGCACCAACCCGGATCTGGCCGATCAAGTGACGGCCGCGCGGCAGGCTTACCGCGGGCTCGTCACGATGGAGCGCGCCGCTGCCAACGGTCGCAACGGTGTGTTCACGCCCGATCAATTCTCGGCGGCGGTGAGGGACACCGACCTTAGCGCAAGAGGCGCCGCCTTCGCGCGCGGGCGGGCCAACATGCAGGATATTTCCGACCCTGCTGTTGCTGCGATGGCGCCGTCCTCGTCGCCTGTCAGCATGGCAGACCGAATGCTGCTGGGCGGTATGGGCGTCGGCGCTGCTGGCGCAGGGGCGCTGTCTCCCGAGGTGATGCAGGCGCTGTCCCTGGCGGCTCTGGGCACCGCGGGGGCCTATTCGGCTCCGGGGACGCGTGCGTTCATGTCGGCCGTAACCGCACCTCGCCCCGCTGCCGTCCGGGGGCTGGGCGACCTCGTCGCCCGATCGGGCGGCGCCGTTGGCGGTACGCTGAACACGATGCCGCCGGAATACCGCCGCGGGCTTCTCGACTAGCCCTTACTGCAGGGTGACGTCCTGCGGCGCGCCGGCTTCCAGCGTCGCCGCCATCAGTATCTCGCGCCGCTCGCGGAGGTTCCGCAGGACGGTGAACCGCTGGTGCATACGGATCAGAAGGGTGGGCCGACGCTCACCCTTCAGTTCGTCCTGGATCATCTGCTCCAGCTCGTCTTCGCGCAGGCTACTCAGCCGGGCGTTCAACTGACGCCAGTTCATGCGGGTGTTCCCTTCAGTTCGTCGAGGGCGATGTCAGACACCGCTCGCTTGTCATAGAGCGCGGCCCAGATGCGCTCGTCAATAGTCTTGTTACTAAGTAACACATAGGCCCAGACCGGCTTGGTCTGGCCGCCGCGGTGCAGCCGCCCGACCGTCTGCTCGAACAGCTCCAGCGACCAGGGCAGCGACAGGAACACCATCTTGTTGCCGCCGTGCTGGAGGTTCAGCCCGTGCCCGGCCGACTTCGGGTGGATCAGCAGCAGCTCGATCTTGCCGGCGTTCCACCGACCGATCGCGTCATGGTGGTCGAGCGTCGCCGCGTTGGGGTAGCGGCGCAGCAGTTCGGCCAGCTCCTCACGGTAGTTGTAGACGACGATGGTGTTGTCCCGCTGGTTCTCCGACAGGATCTCGTCCAGCAGGTCGAACTTGTGCGGCGAGAACCAGACCGCCTTCTGCTCTACCGCAAACTTACCGGCCGTTTCTTGCGCTAGGGTCCGGCTATCGTAAACGAACCCGCTGGCCATCTGCTGCAGCTTGCCGGTGACCGACGCCGCCGTGAGCGCCGTGATCTGCTGGCCGCTCAGTTCGACGAGGTAGTCCTTCTTCATCTTCTCGTAGGGTGCCCGGTCAGCCAGGTCGCAGCGCATCTCGACCGTGTGCAGCGGCGGCAGGCGGTCCTTGTACTCGCCGGGCTCGAGGACGTAGGTGGCCGGGCGGATGGCGTCCATGACGGCGCCCAGGGCGCCCTTGCGCGGCATCCATTCGCCGTACTCGCGGTTGAGGCAGACGAAGTACTTCTGGAGGAAGGCGCCCTTCGACCGGCCCAGCAGCTTCTGGTCCACGATCTTGCATTGCCCGAAGACGTCCTCCAGGCCGTTCGAGGTGAAGGAGCCGGTCAGGCCCCAGCGCACGTTGAACGCCTCGATGTTCTTCTCCAGCGCCTTGAACCGCTTCCCAGACGGGTTCTTCAGCCGGGTCAACTCGTCGAAGACGATGCCATCGAAGCTGCTGAGATCCGGCGGCGCGGTCTGGAGGTTGTCGTAGTTGGTGACGACGACGCGGGCGTCCGACGCGAACGCCGCCGCCCGCTGGCGGGGCGTGCCCACGGCGACTGCTATCGACAGCCCCGGCGCCCACTTCGGCCCCTCGACCGGCCAGACGTCGGTGCAGACGCGCTTCGGCGCCAGCACCAGCCACCGCTTGACGTGGCCGTCGGCCACCATCGCCGCCATGGCCGTCAGGGTGATCGCCGTCTTGCCGGCCCCCACGGGCGCCAGGATCATCCCCCGGTCATGCTCGTAGAGGAAGTCAGCTGCGTCGCTTTGGTACGGGCGGAGTTTCATGAGCGCACTTTGGAGATCAGCCACGCCCAGATCGCGCCGCCGCACACCTTCGCGGCAAACTGAAGCACGATGATCTGCGGCATGAGGACGCCGAACGCGAGCGTCGGGAACACCAGCGAGTCCACGGCCGCGCCCGCCACATTGGAGGAGTTGGCCCGGAACAGCCAAGAACCGCGGAGCTTGGAGAACACCAGCCAGTCAACGAGCGCCGCAACGGTGAACGCCGCCGAGGACGCGATGGCGATGTGGACCGCCGCAGGGTTGAGGATGAACGTCAGCGCACCAGCGCCGAAGATCAGCGCGCCCATCTGCCAAAGCTTCAGCCGAACGTGCAGCCAGTCGCGGAGCGCGAGGTCCAGCCCGATAAACAGAAACGCATTTATGGGCGACACCCAAGGACCAAAGAAAGCAATGGACAGGTTGGCGGCCGTCATGGCCGTGGCGTACACGGCGATAGCGATGTAGAGCATGTTCATTCTCCGTATGTGTATGTGGAAGGTGCGTTGTGGGCCTCAATTCTGGCCCGCATGACGTAGGCCCTCGCCTCTTTAGTTGGCGGGAGGTAGTTACCGCTGGCCCATTTCTTATCTATGCCGACGTTCCGACCTATGTTGGTCGAGTCGGCGCTGGCGAACGGAAGCCGCGTGAACACCTTGGGGTTCAGCATCCGAAGGCCGTGCAGTTTGCACAACGGCCGTCCCTGCGCGTCGCAGGCCGCCGTCATGGCTTGGCCGATGCGGCGCCACCAGAGATCGTTACCTACCACGGAGTACTCGCCGGAGCTACCGATGCAGACCCTGGGGTACTGGTTAACCAAGCGGTCGAGGCGGTCCAGCGTTTCGTGCATGTGCCAGACCGGCGCGCCGAACCATAGCGGCAGCGGCCATTCGTCCAGCAGCGCGTCGTTCGCCGCCTCGTCGCCGTCTATGACGTCGGGGATGACCGCGAAGTCGCAGGACGGGATGCGGCGGCACGCCTCGGCCCACTCGTAGAACGGACGCCAGTCCTTGACCGGCGCCCCCGCCTTCCATGCAGAGAAGGCGCCATTGTCCACGGCGAAGGACTGGCACACGCTCACGGCGATGCCGAGCTGTTCCGCGTGGGCGAAGCTGATAAAGGCGTGGCCCGCACCGATGGCGTGCGCCGCCGCCGTCGTCGGTGAGATGGGTAGCCCGTGGTAATGTATCATAGCGTCATGGCCCAGGCATCCACCTGCTCCTTCGTCCAGAGGCAGGCGTACCGCTGCCCCATGCGTTCCATCTCCTGCGCGAACAGCCTCTGAAGCGGTTCCAGCCGGCCGCCCTTCGTCTTCAGTTCGATGAACCAAGTCTGGCCGCCTGGCAGGCAGACGATCCGGTCGGCCACGCCGCGATGGGTGACCGACCGGAACTTGTAGGCGACGCCGCCCAGCCGGGTGACGTGCCAGACCAGATGGCGTTCAATCTCGCTCTCGCGCATGGCCAACCCATACCGCCGCATTGCCTATTGTGCAACAGGTTCTGTTGTCATATGGTGCGGGCAAGCGAGGTTCAGTAGAGGACGACATGGCAGCACACTCCAACATCGTCGGCGGTTCGACCGCCAAGCGCGTCATCGCCTGCCCCGGCTCCGTGAAGCTGGTGCAGCAGATGCCGCCCCGCCCGTCGTCGCGCTACGCCGACGAGGGCACCCTCTGCCACACCATCATGGAAGGGGTTTTGGCCCACGAAGGTCAGCCGGAGGAGTTCATAGGTCAGACGTTGGGCGGCGTATCCGTGACGGCGGAACTGATCGAGATGAAGATCCGCCCGGCGCTGGAAGCGGTAGCCGAGATCGACCCTGACTACGCCATGACCTACGATTGCGAGGTTGCTGTTGGCTTCGGTGACGCGCTGCCCGGCGTCTTCGGTTCGGCCGATCTAATCGGCCGAATTGGCGACACGGCCATCGTGCTGGACTGGAAGTTTGGGGACGGCGTGGACGTCGCCGTCGAGGAGAACCCGCAGGCGATGTTCTACGCTGCGGCGGCAATGCGGACGCCGAAGGTCGCGTGGGCCTTCAAGGATGTCACCAGCATCGAGTGCATCATTGTCCAGCCGACCGCCGCTACGCCCGTGAAGCGGTGGCGCACGACGCCCGACCGCATCCGCGCCTTCGAACGGCAGTTGTTCGCCGCCGTGAAGGAGGCGCTGGGACCGGCGCCGTTCATGCAGACGGGCGACCATTGCCGCTGGTGCGCGGCCAAGCCGATCTGCCCGCTGCTGACGGGCGCGGTGGACCGGGCGTTGAAGACCAGCCTCCAGAACATCGACGCCGCCCGGCTGGGCGAGATGCTGGAGCAGGCCCCGGTTATCGAGAGTTACCTTGCGGACGTGCGGGCGCTGGCGCAGCACATGCTGGAGGAGGGCGTCCCGGTGCCCGGCTTCAAGCTGGTGCCGAAGCGCGCGACCCGCCAATGGGTTGACGCGGACAAGGCTCAAGCGGCGCTCGCGGCGCTTGTCCTTAGGGAAACGGCGCGTAGCCTTGAAGAAATGGAATTGATGGAGACGAAGCTGGTCAGCCCGGCGCAGGCCGAGAAGGCGCTGAAGAAGCGCAAGCTCGCGCTGCCGGGCGAACTGGTCGTCGCCGTCTCGTCAGGCAGCACGCTGGCCCCGGAGAGCGATCCCCGGCCAGCGGCCCTCAACATTGGGCGTCAACTAGCCAACGCGCTTGGGAGGCTCGTTTGATATGTTCGCTGAACACTCGCTCCGCGACGTTCTGTTGTATGACCCGGAAACCGGCGATTTCACATGGAAAAAAGATATGTGGCGCGCGAAGGCCGGTTCGCGCGCTGGGTACAGACGGCCGGACGGCTACCGAATTATCACCGTGTCCAAACACCAATACAGAGCCGGCCGTCTCGCGTGGTTTTTTAGTTACGGCGAATGGCCGTCAATCGAGATAGACCATATAAACGGCGTTCGCGACGACGACCGCATCGCAAACTTACGAATTGCGACGCGAAGCCAGAACGTGGCGAACACAAGAAAGAAATGCTCCAGTCGTAACCTATTGAAAGGTGTTACTCTTACTCGATCCGGTAAACGCTACATGGCGCAGATACGTATCGGAGGAAAGAACACCCGGTTAGGCACATACGACAGCGAGCAAGAAGCGCACGAAGCCTATCTGGCGGCGGCGCAAAAAGAATTCGGTGCGTTTGCGCGCGCCGGATAGAGCGCCGGGAAGACCCGCTGCTCTTGGTAAGATCGTCTAAACACGAAAGGCCAGTAAAATGAACGAAGTCACGAAGTTCGGCGGCGCCAACCTCCCGTCCGTGCAGTCGCTGTCGCAGTCTCTGCGGTCGCTCAACACGGGCACGACGCTTGGCAACACCGTCATCCTCAAGATGGACAAGACCGGCCACTGGGTCTTCGGCGCCGACCAGACTGAGGTCGAAGTCGACAGCCTGTGGGCCATCAACCCGTTCAGCTTCACCCACGGCTACATCGCCTGGGGTGACGGCGAAGTGCTGGGCGAGAAGATGGTGTCGGTGCAGCAGCCGCTGCCCGAACTGGAGCCGGCGCCGCCGCAGTCCAAGCGGGGCTGGGAGCCGCAGGTTGGCATGTCGTTGAAGTGCATCAGCGGCGAGGACAAGGACATGGAGACGCGCTTCTCGACGACCTCGGTCGGCGGCAAGCGGGCCGTGCAGGTGCTGGCGCTTGCCATCGCCACGCAGGTCGAGAAGGACCAGTCCAAGCCGGTGCCGGTGGTGCGGCTGAAGAAGGAACACTACACCCACAAGAGCTACGGCCGCATCTACACGCCGGTGTTCGAAGTGGTGGAGTGGGTCAGCCTCGACGGCCCTGACGCGGAGGCGCCCGAGGCGCCGCCCGCCGAGGAGCCGGCCCCGGAGGCGGGCCGCCGTCGTCGTCGCACGGCCTGAGAAGGATCGGCCCCTAGCGCAAGCTGGGGGCCGTTTTACGGAGGTGCAGTCATGAAGCACGTCGTGGGCTTGAGCGGCGGTAAGGACTCTACGGCCTTGGCGCTACGGCTGGCCGAGATAGAGCCGCGAGACTACGAGTACATCTGCAACGAGACGGGCAACGAACTGCCTGCGATGCAGGACCATTGGAAGAAGCTGGAAGACCTGCTGGGGAAGCCTATCCTTCGGGTCCGCTACACGAAGGATCTGGAGGGATCTATCCGCCAGATGAACATGCTGCCCAGCGTGTTCGCGCGGTGGTGTACCCGCGTACTGAAGATCCAGCCGACCATCGCCTACATGGAGAAGCTGCCGCCCGGTTCCGTTCTGTACGTCGGCCTCCGCGCCGACGAGGAGGAACGGAAGGGGCTGTACGGTGAGGACATCACCATCCGCTTCCCCATGCGGGAGTGGGGCTGGAAAGAGGCCGACGTGTGGGCCTACCTCGACAAGCGCGGCGTCTGCATCCCGAAGCGGACGGACTGCGCTTGGTGCCCGTACCAGCGCCTCGGTGAGTGGCGCGATCTGCACCAGAACTACCCCGACCTGTGGGCGCAGGGCGTCGCGCTGGAGAAGGAGATGGGTGCGACGTTCCGCAGCCCCGGCCGCGACACTTGGCCAGCAGACATGGAAGCCCTTGGCCGTGAGTTTGCCAGCGGCCGTAAGCTGCGCGCGTTCAAGCGCGACCAGACGTGCCGTGTCTGCTCGCTATGACGGCGTATTACAACGAGATCGAGCCCTTCGCGGCCCAATGGCTTCGCAACCTCATTGCGGCTGGCCACATCGCAGATGGAGTTGTGGATGAGCGGTCTATTCGGGACGTGGCTCCAGCGGACGTCGCAGGGTTCACTCAGGCCCATTTCTTCGCCGGTATCGGCGTCTGGTCCCACGCCCTGCGCTCCGCTGGCTGGGACGACAGCCGCCCCGTCTGGACCGGATCCTGCCCCTGCCAGCCCTTCAGCGCCGCCGGTCGAGGGCTTGGCACCGCCGACGAGCGGCATCTGTGGCCAGAGTTCCATCGCCTCATCGCGGAGTGCCTCCCTCCAGTCGTCCTTGGAGAGCAGGTTGCGAGCGCGCTTGGCCGAGACTGGCTCGACGCTGTTCGGACTGACTTGGAAGCCGTGGGATATGCAGTCGGGGCGGCCGATCTTGGCGCGGCGAGCGTCGGCGCTCCGCACATCCGCCAGCGCCTATGGTGGGTGGCCGACGCCTCGTTTGGAGGACGGCGAGAGCAGCGGGATGCGCTGGGGGCGCGGCAAGGCCGACACGCTGACGGCGGTGGCAACGCATCTGGCCGGCTGGCCCAGCCCGCAGGCGCGAGACCACAAGGGGGCGATGGATCCGGGGAACGAGCTGACGCACAACGCCCGGCCGCTGAACGAGGTGGTGCGGTTGGCGGCGTGGAGTACGCCGTTGGCTGCGGACGGGGACAAGACGGATTGCACGCTGGAGGCGGTGGAGCGCCGGGCGGCGAAGAACGGGTTCTTGAGCGCAGCGATGCAGGCCAGGCTGGCGACGCCAGCCCGCTTCACGGCTTCTGGCGAGATGCTGACTGGCTCCTGTGCCGGGATGGACGCTGGCGGCCAGTTGAACCCGGCACATTCCCGCTGGCTCATGGGGCTCCCGCCCGCGTGGGACGCCTGCGCGCCTACGGCAACGCGATTGTCGCGCCGCTCGCCGCGGAGTTCATCGCAGCCGTGATGGACTGCCGGCCGTGATCCTCTGGCTCGACTTTGAGACGCGCAGCCGCTGCGACCTGACGAGCGCGGGCGCGTACAACTACGCCCAGGATGCCAGCACCGAAGTGCTGTGCATGTCCTACGCCTTCGGAGACGAGGAGGTCACGACCTGGCTGCCCGGCCAGCCCTTCCCCGACCGGGTGGCGCAGCACCGCGGCCAGATCCGCGCCCACAACGCCGCCTTCGAGCGGATGATCTTCTGGTACGTCCTGGCCCCCGACCAAGGCTTCCGCGAGCCGTCGCTGGAGCAGTTCTACTGCACGGCCGCGCAGGCCCGCGCCAACTGCGGCCCCGGCAGCCTGGAGGACGTGGGCCGCTTCGCTGGCGCGTCCATGAAGAAGGACCACCGCGGCGCCCAACTGATCCGCGCGCTGTCCATCCCACGCCCCGACGGCGCCTTCCGCGAGGACGCGGCGCTCCTGGCCGAGATGGTGGCCTACTGCGAGCAGGATGTCCGTGCGATGCGCGCCGTCAGCAAGGCGATGCGCGACCTGTCCGACGAGGAGCTGCTGGACTACCACGTCAACGAGCGGATCAACGACCGCGGCGTGCTGGTCGACCGACCACTCTGCGCTGCTGCTGTCCGCTACGCCAGCGAAGAATTGGTCGAGATCGAGCAGACCGTCCGCGAGGTGACGGGCGGCGCCATCACCAGCGTCCGCAGCCCCAAGATGCGGGCGTGGGTCGAACACCGGGTGGGGCCGCAGGCCCGCAAGCTGATGACCGTCTACAAGGACGGCGAAGCCAAGGTGTCCATCGACAAGAACGTCCGCGCGAACCTGCTCGTCCTGGCCGCCGAGAACCCGGAAGAAGTGCCGCCCGACGTGGCCGAGGTCATCCAATGCGCGGACGATCTCTGGGCCAGCAGCGTGGCGAAGTTCAACCGGCTGGCCGAACTGGCCGACCCCGAGGACCAGCGGGTGCGCGGCGCCTTCGTCTTTGCCGGCGGGGCCGCAACCGGCCGCGCGTCCAGCTACGGCGCCCAGGTCCACAACTTCCCCCGCAAGTGCGCCGCCGCGCCAGATGACGTCCGGCAGGCCATGGTGCGGGGGCACCAGATCGTCCCGGCCTACGGCAAGCGGGTGACGGACGTGCTGAAGGGGATGCTGCGCCCGGCGCTGCTGCCGGCGCCCGGCAAGGTTCTGATCGCCGCCGACTGGTCCGCCATCGAGGCGCGGGTGAACCCCTGGCTGTCGAAGACGAACAGCGGAATGGAGAAGCTCGGCATCT